GTGACATCGGTGTACGGGCGCGAACGAAGCGACTTGTCGTACTCGCAGGCGTCCCTCCAGTACACCTCCCAGATCTGGAAACGACCGAGCGCCTTCCCGTTGTCGCCGACGGCACGGTCCGGCTGACGCTCGCCACCAGTCTCAACGGCTGCGATGGCGGTCAGGATGCGGTTCACGTCTGTGCCGGCAGGCGGCGGCACGACCAGCGCGGCTGCGATGATGACAGCGATCATCGCGTACCCCTCGGCTGTTCGCGCATCAGTTCCTTCTCGCACCCGTGCGCGTCAAACGCAGCCGTGATGCCGGCAGGCAGGTCAGGCATGTGCATCTGATGGCCGTTGACGAGAACGCCCTCAAGCGTCCAGGTCCACAGTTTCCACGCTGTTGACGGGTAGGAGCCGCCGTGCTGGTCGAAGTCCTCATACGACTCCTCGGACCAGTGCGCGGTGATGATGCCAACGACGTGGTTTTCCTGCGCGAACTCGATGGCATTGGCGTTGTCGTCGTCCAGCCAATCCAGATCAAGGTCGATGGTGTGCTCGGTAGTCATGCGATCCTCCAGACCCGCACGAGGCGGCGGTGAGTACTGACACGGGCTGACTGACGAACGTCGCCAGTCCAGACGAATCCCTCTCGGAACACGCTGCCGGCGGCATTGCCCAGGTCAGCGTAGTTCAGGCCTGCTGCGGCCATGAGTGCCGCCACGTCGTCGGCGGTCACGGTGCCGTGCTGTGCTGCGTACTCGTGGGCGAACAGGCGTGCCTGCGTCAGCAGGAGCTCGCGGGCGTCCGCAGCCAACGCCATGCCGACGTCACGCCGGCGGGCTGCCTCAACGATGTCGAACAGTGGTAGGCCGTGCATCACAGCCCCCCTTCGGCGTCGGAGTGGATGTGCCCGGTTGAGTCCATCGCACCGCCGTAGTCGGGCTCGGGCTCGTCAGCCTGCGTTTCATCGGCAACGGCTGCGCGGTACTTGGCGACGGCAGCCTTGACTGCCTCGCGCCGCGTGAATCCCACAGCCCACACGGCAGGGGAAATCTCGGCAATCCAGTTGGGCTTGCCGTCTGACTTGCAGGTCAGAACGGAACGGATACCAGCGTCACGCTCAGCGCTGGTCACATCAAGAAACTTGAACGGTGAGTGGTGCATGTCATCCTCTTTCTGCCGCGTCATGCGGCGTTGGTGGTCTTGCGGTACCAAGGAATCGCCTTGCTGACGGCTTCGCTGCGGGTGTTCGCAAACTGCCAGCCGGCATAACCCTCCGCGCCCCATCGCCATCCAAGGCGTGGGCTGTAGATCCTGATGATGGCCACAATGTCGGACTTGCGTTCGGCATCGGTCACGGTGAAGCACTTCATGGTTGGTGTGGATTCCCACATGTCATCCTCTTTCTGCCACGTCATGTGGCTGGGTGGACTATACAGCCCTGTATATCGTGCGTCAAGTGGGTCAACATGAGCATTTGCCAATTTTTTTGGTTGGCGTGGTTTGCATTATTTGGATCCGTAATCTGATGTCGTGCCCGACCGTGACCTGCGCACAGTCCCACGTATCGCACGCGAACTAGCCAACAAGGCCGCTCGCCGACATACGCATGACGCATCGGACATCACTGGGAAACTAGGTGTCGCTCTCCTCCCTGTCGGAACGACAAACACCACAGTGTGTGCTGGCGACGATGCACGATTGAGCGATTCCAGGCGTCCCGATGCGCACACGCACGGCATTGGTGAGCTGACGCAGTCAGGCGCAACCAGCGGTCAGGTCATCGCTTGGGATGGATCAGCGTGGGCTGCGACGACCCCGACGGCGGCAGCCATCACAAATGCCACGGCAGCACTATCGTCAGACGTTGCTTTGAGCGTCAGCAATCAGTGGTACGACGGACCGAGCATTTCCCTGTCGGCTGGGACATGGTTGGTTATGGCGCACGCGACACACAACAGAGCAGCAACGACTGCTGCCACGCGATTCCTGCGCATCACGAACAAGACCACGCATTACGCCAGTACCTCGGAATACCACCCGAGTGTGAACCCGAACAGCGCAAACCTATTTGTTGCAGCCACGGTTGTGTTGGCCTCAACGACTACGATCTATATCCAAGCAGCGACCAGCGTTGGATCGACTGCCGAACTGCTCAAGGCAGCTACCGCTACCAATGGCAGCGGCAACAACGCCACACAAATCAACGCGATCAAACTGGCATGAGCGCGACCATCGTCCAGCATCAGCCAGGTTCGTTCACCGTGGAGATGAACGGTGATTCGTTGAGTGCGGGATGGGAGCAATATTTTCTGCTGGTCTCCGATGCTCACATCGATAACGCCCACGCAGATCGCAGCATGTTCGACAAACACATGCGGCAGTGCCGTGAGCGCAATGCGAAGTGGATGTCGAATGGTGACTTCCTCTGTTTGATGCAGGGTTCCTGGGATTTTCGCAAGGACACCTCGGCATGCCGGCCAGAGCACCGCGAAGGGCGCTACCTTGATGCGGTCATCAACACGACCGCCGACTACATCGCGCCGCACGCAGACATGGCGCTGCTGTTCGCTCCCGGCAACCACGAAACTTCGGTCAAAAGGCGCCACGACACGGACATGAACGAGCGCCTGGTTGAGGCGGCCAAGGTTCGCAATCCGCAATGCCCAGCCTACGCCGGCAGCTACGCAAACTGGGTGCGATTCCTCGTGCGTCAGAAGGACAGGCGCCAGGTCGTAGGCAACAGCATCGTGATGTACATGCACCACGGATACGGCGGAGGCGGACCCGTGACCCGAGGCACGATCCAGACCGCACGCATGGCCGTCTACCTGCCCGACGCCGACATCATCTGGACAGGCCACACGCACGACGAATGGATTATGCCTATCCAGCGTGCGCGTCTATCTCTGCACGGGCGCCCCTACCTCGACCGAGTCATGCACGTCCGCAGCCCCGGCTACAAGGACGAGTTCAGCGAACAGAATGGCTGGGCTGTCGAGAAGGGCATGCCGCCCAAGCCCAAGGGTGCGCTATGGCTGCGGTTCTACATGGATCATGCTCGGGTCAACGGAACACCAGCGCGTAGACTCCGCTACGAAGTGCGCGAGGCGCAGTAACTGACCGTTTCAGAAGGACAGATAGGAGCAACATGCCGACACCTGCAAAAGGAAAGAGATTCGCCAAGACCGTTCGCAACCCGGAAACGGGTCGCACCCGCACTGTGAGCTACGGTCAGGCCGGCAAGGCCAAGGGCGGCGGCGACCGCATCAAGCCCGGCACCGCCAAGGGCGACGCCTACTGCGCACGCTCGTTCGCGCAGATGAAGCAGCACCCCAAGGCGGCACGAGATCCGAACAGCCCGCTCCGGCTCTCGCGTGCGAAGTGGAAGTGTAGCGGCAAGATTTCGAGAGGATGATGCGTGTATACTCACTCGTATAATGGTCGCTAATTCACATTCATGCGCCGGTGATGTAGTGGATGCATACCCGCTTTTCCAAGTGGGACGAGGCGGTTCAACTCCGACCCCGGCGCTTTTGTTTGAGAAAGTTGGGCTTCGGTTGGCAAATGAATTGCTGTCGCAATCGCACTATTTGGGTCCATCGGTAAACAGCAAAGTGTGCTATGGCGGTTTTGTTGGAACACAGCTTGTCTGCTGTCAGGTTTGGCGGTCGCCAGCAGCTAGGATGCTTCCGCAGGATGGTTCTTGGCTTGAGCTGTGCCGATGGTGCTTGACTCCGGCGGCAGGCAAAAACTCCGGAAGTAAAATGATGCGGTGGGTTCGGTCGCAGATTGCACGCGATATGCCGAAGGTTGAGGTGTTGGTCAGTTATAGCGATCCGTTCCATGGACACACTGGCGCTTTGTATCGGGCCAGTGGATGGATCAATAGGCCCACACATCACGAGGATCGGTGGAAAAAAAACGGCGTGGGTTATCCAAGTGGGCACGGCAATTGGGGTACAGCAAAGAAGCAGTCCCCAAAACAACGGTGGTGCATTGAAATTTGACGAGAGGATAATTGACAACCATGGCGAAGAAAGCAGCGAAGCGCGGTCTGTACGCGAACATCAACGCACGACGGGCCGCCGGCACTAGCCGACCCAAGTCCAAGAGCACCGTCAGCCCGTCCGCTTATAAGGCAATGAAGCGCGGATTCAAGTGAATCACCATGCGCGTGCGCCTGGGCCAACGGTACTGGGTGTTTAGGTTCGTGAATCACCTCACCAACTTCGGTGAGGTCGAGCACGGCGACAGCGCCGACACGCGCATCATCCGCATACGACGTGGTCAGTCAGAGCATGAGATGCTCGACACGATCATCCACGAGGCTCTTCACGCCGCGAGGCCGGAGCTCGATGAGGACGCTGTTGCCTCAACCGCCAACGACCTGAGCCGCCTGCTGTGGAAACTTGGTTACAGGCTCACGGACCCCAAATGACTTCGGAGTTGCGCCGGTAGTTGCTGACGGTCGGACGTGCTGCCGGGCGCACGAGGTGCTTGTCGTTGAACATCAGGTAGTTGTTCGGCAGCAGCGCGAACTGGCCGCCGTTCAGGTGCACCATGTTGAGCGGCTTGTGCTCGTCGGGGTACCTGCTGAACCCATCCCGCCAGTCCACCATGATCCCGGTGTGACGACCATGCAATGCCACTCCTCGGATTGACGAGCACACTAGTCCCTCTAGGTAGTGACAGTGCCAGGCCTCCATGTCCTCGCCCATCGCACCCCACGGCTGCAACGTCAGCGCCTGCTCCATGAACGTGTACCCGGTGCTCATCAGATGCCACAGCATCCCAGACCAGTGCGCTCCGCTCTCAAGCAGGACGTGTCCCATGATGGCCTGTCCGGGCCGGCAGTAAATGCCGTGCAGGATGCCGCGAGTCGTGCCGGCTGGCATCTCTGGACCGAGCGCGACATTGTTCACATTGACATAGATGTGGTACGGCAGGTTGCAGTGACGCATGCGGGTAGGATAGGGGCGCGGTGACGTCGGATTCGACTGCCGACATGGGTGCTGCCTGAAGGCCGCGAGGTACGCCGCAGCGCCGGAACATTGGGGTAACGGGAACCTGCCGCCGGGGACAGACGCTCAGGCGTTGTGTCCCATGCTTGTAACTGCTGATGTGCATACAGTTTGTATGCGTTTCGGCAATCGCTGGCATGGGCGTGATGATGCGTGAATAGGCGTGAGCCGCCCAAAATGACAACCGCCCGGTTGCAGCCGGGCGGAGGTCAAGTCTGTGCTTGCCGCAGCAACGGCAAGCGGTTCCATGTCGCACGCCAATGTAGCACAGTTTTGTAGCGTGCAAGCGTGAATATGCGTGAGGATGCGTGAATAGGCGTGAAGCGAATACAGATGTGCAGATGTGTAGTGCAATTGCTCCAGCAGCCGATGAAATGACACGCTACAATGGCGTGACGAGCGGCTGGAATCGCTCAACATTTCGGACTCCGGTGGCGGGGCGCGGTGCTTCCAGCCGCTCCCGCGCTTCGCCCCGGATTTTCCCATTCGTCCGCTACATGGCGGACAGACAGGATTGCGGCATGGCGACGGATCTGCCTTGGTTCTCGATGTACCCGACCGACTTCCTCGTGAGTACGGCGATGCTGACCCCGGTGCAGGGCTGGGCGTATACCCAGATGCTCATGTACGCCTGGACGAACGGAGGCATTCCGGACGACCGGGAAGCTTGTCAGGCGATGACTCGATGCCAGTTGACCGATGCAGACTGGTCGGTTCTGAGGGCTAGGTTCGAGGTTAGGGTGGCTCAAGCCACCCTGCCAGCCACCCTCGTCCACCCTCGCATGGAGGTCGAGCGCGAGAAGGCTCGCAGCCGGCACACCGCAGCGGTCGAGGCAGGCCGAAGGGGTGCAGAAGCCCGTTCTGGGGCCAAAAACAAGGGTGGCTCAAGCAACCCTACTAGGGTGGCTCAAGCAACCCTACCAGCGGAAACGCAGGGTGGCTCAAGCAACCCTACTAGGGTGGCTTCAGCAACTACAACCACAACCACAACTACAAACAAAACCCCCCCTACCCCCCTTCCTCGAGACGCGATGCGACGTCTGCTGATGCGCGAGCCGGCCTGGCGTACACGGGTCGAACGGGCGGGGGCGGGGGATTGGTATGTCAAGGGGGAGGACGGACAGCAGAGGGTCGTCACCGAGGACGAGGTCATTGCCGAGGGCATCGAGGTCATACAGACGAAGGTCAAGGCCGAGCGCCTTCAGGTGTTCACGAAGTGCATGAACGCGGGCCTCGTCGAGGACGAGGCGCACGCGCTCTACCGCCGTTGGTTTGCCGATCACCTCGATGGCGGCCCGTCGCCCCTGACGGCCATGCGCAACGATCTCGCCGACAAGAGCGTCCGGAACATCGCAGCCGTGTGGAGGGCACGACTCGCCGCCCCGTACAATCCCGGTCATGGCACGCAAGCGCAAGTCGTCGGGGAAGCAGGTGCTGCTGGCGGGCCTCGATGACTGCATCCTCGGCGTGCACTATCCGCGAGCCGGCGAGGCAGGGCCGCCCGTGGTCGTTTACAGCGCGGACATGATCGCAGCACGCCTACGCGACGATCAGGGCATGACCCAGGTCGAAGCACGGTGCTTCGTCACCGACGAGATTGAGGCACGGTGGATGGGGCCAGGCACACCCCGGTTGGTCTGGGCGGCAACTATCCAAGATTTTGGCATAAACAGCACCAAGGACTGATATAATCACGCCATGATCGTACGAAGCTTCGATGACTGGAAGGCCGCCGTGCGCGAGCACATGGCACAGACCGGACAGGTCACCAACGCGCTGGCTGTCCGCATGGACGCCGAGGACCGCATGGCGGCGCACAACGTGCGGTGCCTGCTTTCGGACGCCCCCAAGATCAGGCGCAGGGGCTGCAACCTCGCCAGCGCCATCGCCATCGCCGAATCCGTTGGGTTGGAAATCCATCTTTCATACAAGAATGAAACCTGATGCCAAGCAAATCACCCGCACAGAAGCGCCTGATGCAGGCGGCAGCGCACTCCCGGTCGTTCGCAAAGAAGGCCGGCGTCCCTATGTCCGTCGCAAAGAAGTTCGTGCGGGCGGACAAGGCGAAGGCAGCCAAGCGCCGCGCCCGATAGGCCGACCGCCAGAGCCCGTCCCGCAAGACCTAGCCGACGAACTCGTTGCATGGTTGGCCGCTGGCAAGCCGCTGCGGGAATGGTGCAGACTTGAAGGCAAGCCTCATTTCACCGTGGTCTACGACTGGAGGGCCAAGGATCCAGCGTTTGACCTACGCATCGCGCAGGCACGCGAGGACGGGCACGATGTGATCGCCGACGAGTGCAAGGAACTGGCCGACACGAAGCCTGCCGATCAGGTCGAGGTCGCTTGGCGCAGGCTCCAGGTCGAGACGCGGCTCAAGCTCCTCGCCAAGTGGAACCCCAAGAAGTACGGCGACAAGGTCGGCGTGGACCATGCCGGCGGCGTGAACCTGACCGTCATCACGGGCGTGCCAAGTGCCGATAAGTCTTGACTACAACCCGCGCCAGTGGCAGCGGGAATGTCACCTGAAGCGCAAGAGGTTCACCGTTCTCGCCTTGCACCGACGTGCTGGCAAGACGGAACTCGCCATCATGGAGCTTCTGGACAAGGCTCTGAAATGCAAGCAGCCGCTCGGGTTCTACGTGTACATCGCACCGTTCCTGCGCCAGGCCAAGGCCATCGCGTGGGCGCGTCTCAAGGACAAGCTTCGCCCGATGCGCACAACCGGGGCCATCGACATCAACGAGGTGGATCTGGCCGTCGTGTTCAAACACAACGGCGCGACCATCCGCCTGTTCGGCGGCGACAACCCCGACGCCCTGCGCGGCGTCCGTCTCGACGGCTGCGTGATTGACGAGGTCGCACAGATCAAGCCCGAGGTCTGGACCGACATCGTGCAGCCTGCCCTGTCCGACCGCAAGGGCTGGGCGATGTTCATTGGCACGCCATCCGGCATCAACCTGTTCAGCGAGCTGTTTTATCGCTCCAACGGCCTCGAGGACTGGTGGTCTGCCCTCTATACCGTCGATGATACGGACGCCATCGACCGTGACGAGGTCAAGCGCCTGCGCCGCGACATGCCCGAAACGGCGTTCGCTCGTGAGTACCTGTGTGACTTCAGCGCCGCCGGCGACGACCAGCTCATTACCCTGTCCGACGCCGAGGCGGCAGCACGGCGCCGATACTCAGACGGCGACATCATCGACTCCCCGCTGGTCGTTGGCGTTGACCCTGCCCGGTTCGGTGACGACCGCAGCGTGATCGTGCTGCGCCAAGGGCTCGTCGTGTTCGAGCCGCAGATTTACCGAGGCATCGACAACATGAGCCTGGCTGGCCGTGTCGCCAACGTCATCGAGGAGCGCGACCCGGACGGTGTGTTCATCGACGTCGGCGGCGGGGCAGGCGTGATCGACCGGCTGCGCCAGTTGGGCTACGGGATCGTCGAGATCAACTTCGGCGGCAAGGCCAACAACCCCGGCCTGTTCGTCAACAAGCGCACCGAGATGTGGTGGACGATGCGCGAGTGGATGGAGCAGGGCGGCTCGATTCCCAACGACCCGTTTCTAAAGGCCGAACTCGCCACCCCCACGTATTCGTACGACTCCAACGGCAGAAGGGTGCTCGAATCCAAGGACGACATCAAGCGCCGGCTACAGGGCGGGGCCAGCCCGGACATCGCCGACGCGCTGGCGCTGACGTTCGCGTTCCCCGTGGGCAAGCAACTTCCACGCGAGGTGCGCGACCGGATCGACACTCGACCAGGCGACTACGACCCGTACGAGGGCATGCACAACCAGTAAGGCCGCAAATTCATGGTCAACATCTGCCTCATTCAGCCTAAGGATTTCATGCCCCTGATCCACGAACTGATGGCGGCTAACTGGGCGGAAACGGGATTTGATTTCCCATTCAATCCATCAGCAGAACAATATCAAACACTTGTCGATGCTAAACTCATGTTCGCGCTCGCGGCGTTTGATGAAAGTCGAATGGTTGGTTATTGCACAATGCTCGTCACACCGACAATGCACAACCCAGCAATCATCATCGCCGCAAACGATGCTTTGTTTGTCGATCCGGCATACCGAGGCGTTATCGGTGGTCGGATGATTCGCGTTGCAGAAGCAGAAGCAAGATCACGAGGCGCGTGTCGCGTGTTGTGGCACACGAGATCTGGAACAAAGTTGCACGAGTCGATGACGAAGCATGGATACTTTCCCGCAGATATCGTGATGATGAAGGAGCTTTGATATGGGAATCGAAATTGCAATCGCAGCAGCGGCAGCAGCGGCAGCAGCCGCAGGAACCGGGTACGCCGTATACGCCGGAGAAAGGGCCGATAAGGCACAAGAGCAGGCGCTTGGCGAACAGCGCCAGGCCCAGCGACAGGCCGAAGCGCAGGCCGCTTCGCAGCAGCGCCGCAGTGCGCAGGCGATGGCAGCAGCCAACCGCCGGCAGCCTGACATGGGCAGCATCATGGCGGGCGCAGCAGAAGGCGCAGGAGGCGGGCCGACCAGCACCATGCTGACCGGACCGACCGGCGTCAACCCGCAGGATCTGGCGCTCGGGCGCAGTTCACTCCTTGGAGGCTGACATGGGTGTGTCTGGCAACATCAGCGCACAAGTTGCACAGGCAGCGCAAAAGGAAACCGTTGATCCGGAACGTCCGTGGCTGACAATGCCGAATCAAGAGGGTGGCAATGGTGGCTTCTTTGGCAGGAACGCGCAAACAGAACAGCGTCCATTGTTCTCGCCAATGAAGACCGAGGATCTCGTCAAACTCAGCGCAGAAGATCGCAATGCATACTTCGCCGATTACGCCAAGTATGGGAGCACTATGGCTGGCCTGAACATGGCGGCTATGGGTGGCACGCAGGGATTCGGCGGATTTTTCCAAGCGTCCAACTTGGCACTCGGTCCAGCAGCACAACAGCAGGCGCTCAACGACATGCTGTTCCCACGCGCATCGGGCGGCTTCCTGCCAAGGGCTGTTCAAGGTCAACGCACCCCTAACGCACCAGGCGCACGATGAGCGAATACACCAGCGATGCACAGTCCTACCCAAGCGCACCTACCCGCGACAAGTTGTTCACGCGATGGGGGCAGCTCAAGTCTGAGCGAGCGTCGTGGCTGTCGCACTGGCAAGAGATCACGACCTACCTGCTCCCGCGCAACGGGCGCTACTTCCGCCAGGACCGCGACAAGGGATGGCGCCGGCACAACAACATCTACGACAACACCGGCACCCGCGCATTGCGCACGCTCGGAGCCGGCATGATGGCTGGCGCCACGAGCCCAGCGCGTCAATGGTTCCGCTTGGCAACCGCCGACCCGGAACTGAACTCCTACCAGCCCGTCAAGTTGTGGCTCGATGACGTGACGCGCCGCATGCAGTTGGTCTTCCAGAAGTCCAACACCTACCGCGCCCTGCACACGATGTACGAAGAGCTCGGTGCGTTCGGCACTGCCACGAGCATCGTGCTGCCCGACTTCAAGAACGTCATCCACCACTACCCCGTCACGACGGGCGAGTTTTGCATTGCCACCGACGCGCAGGGCCGCGTTGACACGCTGTACCGCGAGTTCGAGATGACGGTCGCCGCGATGGTCAAGGAGTTCGGCTACAAGAACTGCTCCACGACCGTGCGCAACATGTGGGATCGAGGCACGCTAGACCAGTGGATTCCAGTCATCCACGCCATCGAACCGCGATCCGACCGCGACCACAAGAAGCGCGACAACAAGAACATGGCGTGGGGTTCGTGGTACTTCGAGGTCGGCGGCGAGGACGGCGTGTTCCTGCGAGAAAGCGGGTTCGAGCAGTTCCCCGCGCTCGTCCCGCGCTGGGCCACCGCCGGCGGCGACATCTACGGCAACAGCCCGGGCATGGAGTCGCTTGGCGACATCAAGCAGCTCCAGCACGAGCAGTTGCGCAAGGCGCAGGCCATCGACTACCAGACCAAGCCGCCGCTCCAGGTGCCCGTGTCGATGAAGAACCGCGACGTCGAGACGCTGCCCGGCGGCATCTCGTTCGTTGACGGCGCGTCAGCGGGCATCAAGACGGCGTTTGAGGTCAACCTCAACCTCCAGTACCTGCTGAACGACATCCAAGACTGCCGCGAGCGTGTTCGTGGTGCGTTCTATGCCGACATGTTCCTAATGCTGGCGGGCCAGCCGAACACCCGCATGACGGCCACAGAAGTCGCCGAGCGCCACGAGGA